AGGGCTAAATAGTACAAAAGTTTAAATTAATTACAAATGATAGTAGAAAGTACAAATGTTCAATTACAGCACCAAAGCCCTGCTTTTGCAAAACCCTTGTTATGGGCAGTTGCTTTTCGGGGGTTCAAAATTTAGTCAAATGATATTAAGAAGATTAGGAAATAAACAAGCAATAGCACAGGATATAATTAAATACTTTCCTGAACATAAAATCTATTTTGAGCCTTTTTTTGGGGCTGGAGGTATGTTTTTTAATAAGCCAAAAGCGAAGTATAATGTAGTTAATGATTTGGATAGTGAGGTTTTTAATTTATTTCAAGTTGTAATTAATCAAAAAGAAGAATTAGAAAAAGCATTTTATTTAATGCCTATTCATTCTGATTTATTTGAATACTATAAAAGTAATGAGCAAACAGACCCTATACAAAAAGCATTGAGATTTTTATTTTTTAGCAATCTAACAACTATTGGTGTAGTGAGTAGTGGAATGAGTTTGTCATTTACAAAAAATAAAAACATATTTTTTAAAGTAATTGACAAAACCTATGAAATGATTAATGATTGTAAGTTTACTAATTATGATTTCAGAAAATATTTTAAAACACTTACATTTAATACAGACGGAAGGAATGACGAGGCAAAATCTTTTTTCTATTGTGACCCTCCATATTTAGGAACGAATGACAATTATAGCAACTCATTTACTGAACAAGATAGCATTGATTTATTTGATTGTTTACAAGCCACAGGGTGCAAGTTTGCAATGAGTGAATTTGATAATGAGTTTATTCTTAATCAAGCCAAAGAACGAGGTTTAAATGTCATAATAATTGGCGAAAGGAAAAACTTAAAAAATCGTAGAACAGAAATATTAATAACAAATTATGAAAAACAAAAAGGGCTTTTCGATTAGCAGGGTGTTTCCTGCAATTGCCCATAACGTTTCGCAACTACACGTCTGTTGCGTAAAAGTACAAAATTGCCTTTCAGTTAAACACGGAATTGAAAGGTAAAAACCAAGTTTAAATTAATCACAATGTAGCAATAGCGTGTAGTTGCTGTTATAACCAGTATTTATTATGGAAAATTTAAAACAAAGAATTGAAATTGAATTAAATGAGTTGCGTTCAGATTATGGAGATGAAGAAGTAGATAATACTTTAGAGGTTTTAGAAAGTCTAAATGATGATTTATCAAATATGGGTAAATGGGATGAAACTTTATTAACGAGATTAATTGACGATAAAGACTTATTAAAAGAAATTTATGCAATTAGAGGAGAAAACACGTATTATGAAGATGAAGATGTCTTTTAATATTGGTTATAACGTTATCGGGCTTGGCGAAGTGGCTAAACCCGAACTTAAATAGAATTACAAAACTTTAAAATTAAAAACGAATGATTGAAAGAATTACTGAACAGCCATTTTGCCAAACCCGTGTTAGTGGCAGTACTTTTGTGAACGCAGACTGTTTCGATGTTTTTCCTTTTATTGAGGATAAATCAATTGATGCTATTATAATTGACCCACCATATTTTGAAGTTAAAGGCGACTTTGATTTTGTATTTAAAAATGAAAATGATTATTTACAATTTATTGAAAACACAATAATACAATGCAAAAGGTGCTTAAAAGATAGTGGTAGTTTATTTATTTACTGCTCACAAGAGATGTCCGCTTATATTGATTTGATGTTAAGAAAATATTTTACAATAAAAAACAGACTGATATGGTTTAGAAGTGGCGGAGTTTCGCCAAAGAAAAAGTTTAAAGTATCTCACGAACCATTATTTTATTGCGTGAATGATATAAATAATCATACTTGGAATTTAGATGATATTAGAGTAAAAAGTATTTACGCTGACAAAGATAAAAGGTTAAACCCATTAGGCAAAAGTCCTGACGATGTATGGTGCATTCCAAACCTTGTAGGTAAAAAAAGCGAGAAAGTGCCACACCCAACGCAAAAACCTTTAGAATTATGCGATAGAATTATAAAATGCTCAACAAATGAAAATGATTTAATACTTATTCCATTTGCAGGTTCAGGAAGTGAGTTTGTAAGTGCTGTAAATCTAAATCGCAAATCAATTGGAATAGAAAAGGAAAAACAATATTACGATGTTGCTGTTCGTAGGGCTTCGGAGTATTGCCACTAACTATCGGCTTGGGATGAAAAAATCAGACATATCTAACAAAAACAGATGTGTAAGTCTGAAAAATTGTAAACAACACGCAATATTGCGTAAATAAAAAAAATAAAATGATTGAAGTAAAGCCAAAACCATGCAAAGGAATAAATAAAGCAAACGGAGTAAGTGGGTGCGGAAAAGAAACTTTGCACCGAACTCACGGACTTTGCTCAAGTTGTTTAGCGGATTTTTTATTTGATACCGATGCAGGAAAATTGCTGTTTCAAAAAAGCGTCATGAGAAAAGTTGATATTAGCTTAAAAAAAATAAAGCATCAAAAAACAAAAGAGCAAAGAGAAAATTTAACCAATTGGAAAAACAAACTACAAACCGAAGCACAACTAATCGCAAGGCTAATTGATAAAGATTTACCTTGTTTGGCACGTGGAAAGTTTGGCAAAATGGCTGGAGGGCATATTTTTTCAAAGGGCGGTCATTCACAAATGCGATTTAATTTACACAACATACACCGACAAAGCTATTCTTCAAACAATTGTCAAAATGATGATGGACTTTTACGTGAAAAATTAGAAATTGAATACGGCACGGAATATTTAGAGTTTATAAAATCGTTACGAAAATTTGAAGTTCCAAACAAAACCAACAAAGAGTATCAAGAGTTATATTATAATGCTTTAGAAGTTACAAAAACACTAAAAAAAGCAGATAAAACATATTCTTTAAATCAAAGAATTGAATTAAGAAACGAATTAAATTTAAAGATAGGTTTATATTCTGAAAATCAAAGCGTTTTTAACTAATGGTAAAATCTAAACAAACTCAACTATTAGCACCTGAAACAAAACTCAAACTAATCAAAATCCATAAAGTAACATTTGAAGAAACAAGCGAAATAACAACCTACAACGAATACCAAACACTAAAAAGAAACAGTAATTATTATTATAAAGCGGTGCAGATGTGAATTTTCCTACACAACAAAGTCAATAAATACGTTATTTTGTAAAATAGTTATGTTTTTATTTGTATATTAATTACAGCTTAACGTATATTTGTGCAAGCAATAAAGCTAATAACATTAAAAACAAATATTATGGAAACTCAATTAGTAAAAAACTGGAACAAATTAGAAAGAAGCGAAAAATTAGAAGTTATAGAAAAAGCAATTGACATGTGTAACACAAACGAGGGGTTTTTAATGTTAAGATTTTTTTCATCAGACAACTCTATTTCTGCTTTTGTATCTACAAAATTAGATAATCATTTATGTTCAGAAGCAGTATCGCAAGACACATTAATTTCTTTGTTTGGGAATGATTATGATTTTCAAGAAGAAGACGCTGAAACTATTTTAACTTGGATGGAAAATCAAAACTAATAATATGCAAACACAAAAAAAAATAATCGCCAATCTTATAGCTAAGGTTGGCGGTCAAAAAAAACTAATTGAAATTACAAAAATACCGCAAAGCAGATTTTCTGAATGGCTACACGAAAAAAATAAAATATCTTTAGTTCGATTATTGGAAATTTGCAAAAAGTGTGATATTGAATTAAAAGAAATACTTTAATTATGAAACAGAAAATATACGAATATTGTAAAGTAAATAAATGCTTTGTTTTTATATCTACTTTGATAAATGGTTATCTGTATTCGTTTCCTAAAGGTAGTATTTGCCATGAATTTTGGTATAAAAAACCAAATTTTAGTAACGTTGAAAAAATATATTTTAATTAAAAACTATGGAAAATAAACCCCTACCATTCAATAAATGGTTCAAGCCTTACTACACCAGTATAACAGCCATTGCAGAAAAATATGCAAAATATGTCGATAGTTTCAAAAATAAATAGTAATTTTGTTTTATGGGTAAGTATAAATATATAGAAAGTCCTGAAAGGATGTGGGAATTATTTACTCTTTATAAAAAAGAAGTAAAAAGCACCCCTATTATTGTAAAAGATTGGGTAGGTAAGGATGCACAAGATGTGTATAGAGAAAAAGAAAAGCCTCTTACAATGGTTGGTTTTGAGTGCTTTGTATGTGATAATACTGAAATATCTTATCCTGATTTAACTAATTATTTTGAGAATAGAGATAATGCTTATAATGATTTTGTCCCTATCGCATCACGTATAAAGGCAGAAATTAAGAATGACCAAATTAACGGGGGTATGACAATGATATATTCTCAAAATCTAACAGCTCGCTTAAATGGTTTAGTTGATAAAAAAGAAACCGAGCTAAAAGGAGGTTTAAATATTCCAAATATGCCAGATATTGGGAACAGATAATAAATATAAATATTCAAAAGCGTATTTTAAAATACTCAATTTAATAGTCTCCAATCCAAAGGAGACTGTTTTCGTTATACGTGGCGGTCAAGGTGCGAGTAAAACTATTTCGATACTAGAATTATTAATTCAATCATTGTTGTCAAGCACTAAAGAAGTGTCTGTTTTGTCTTCTGAACTTGCAAAAATGAAGCGAACCGTTATAAGAGATTATAAAAAGATTTGCAAAGATTGGGGTGTAATTCAAAACGAAAGTGATTTTAATAAATCAGAAAGCAAACATGAATACGAAAACGATAGTTATTTAGATTTTTTAGGAGCAGATGTTAACGATGTTGGTAAAGGTTTTCGTAGAGATATAGTTTATATCAATGAAGCCGATAAAATGGATATTGATACTGCGGTGCAATTTATTTCGCGAGCTAAATTAACAATAATCGATTACAACCCTGATAGTTTATTTTGGGGAGATGATTATATAAACGAAAATAATTTTATTACACTAACATTTGAGGATAACGAATACCTTTCACAAAGCGAGGTTGATAGTATTTTAGACTATAAAGTAAAAGGTTTTTACAATCCTAACTTACCGTTTGAGTTGTTGTTTAAAGATGATAATATTAAAAATAGTTATTGGGCAAACAAATGGCGTGTTTATGGTTTAGGAATGGTAGGCTCGTTAGACGGGGTTGTGTTTGAGAATTGGAAACAAACAGAATCAATACCGACTGATGCACGTTTAATTGGTTACGGATTAGATTTTGGGTATACAAACGACCCGACAAGTATAGTTGAAATTTATAAATATAATGATGTAAGAATATTAAATGAAATATGTTACAACAAAGGATTAAGCAACTCGCAAATATCGAAATACATAACAACTAAACTGCCTTGTTATTGCGATAGCGCAGAACCTAAATCTATTGATGAATTAAAAAGATTAGGTATTAATGCTATTGGAGTAACAAAAGGAAATGATAGTATTAATTTCGGTATTCAAATAATTCAAGAACAAAACTATTTAGTCACAAAAAAATCAACTAACTTAATTAATGAGTTGCAAAAATACACTTGGGCAAAAGACAAAAAAACTGGTTTAAAACTTAATAAACCAATAGAAAACTTTAACCATGCTATCGATGCTGTTAGATACCATGAAATGGAAACACTCGGAATAAAAAAATCCTTCACAACTCGCATTCGTGTTTAAAAATGATATATCTTTGTGCGTATGAATAAGATAACGATAGGCGAGTACTCGAATTTAAAACAAGATAAGCGATTCTTGTACGATTCTTTTTTATCTAATTTAAAGCCACAAAATAAATTCTTAAACAAAAGCATTGACTTATATAAAATAAGCTATAAGGAAGTAAGAATGTTGTTTAAATTAGCAAGTCAAAACATTAATTCAATTGATAAAATGAAAGACTTATTTTGTATTGCTTATTCTGTAAACGAAACAGAGTTTTATTCGGCATCGATTGACGAGGCTTTTAGCGCAAAGAACTATGTTATTAAGTTCTTAAAAGATACACAAGAAACAGAAACAAAGTTATTAAAGTCTATTTCAATGGATGACGGACTTTGGCAACAAGCAGGAGGTGATAGATTAAATCCATTTAGTGACTTAATGCCATTGGTTCAATTGGGTAAGATTTACGGAATGTTTCCTTTTGAATTGGAAAACAAGCCGTATCAGGAAATATTGGTTTTATTAACTTTGCATAAGATAGATAACGAGGTTCAGAATAATTATAACGAATTGAAATTTAAAAAGAAATGACCGACTTTGTAGAAATATTAAACGACTATTGCGATACTAACGATATTAAATTTGTTTACGGGCGTAAGGCATCGTTAAACTTGTTAGATAATAAAACACAATTAGAACCCGAAAAGGTTTATTTGATGTGCGAACCATTTAGAAGAGTTCCAGAGCGTACCGCAATAGGAAAAGTAAAAAGCTATTTATTTAATGGAAGTTTTTTTTTAGTGGTTAATTCTAATTTAGATATGCCAATTTATAACGAGGCTGGAAATAATTCGGAACGTTCAAAGTATATTCTAAATGTAAAACCTTTGTTAGATTTGCACCAAGATATGATTAACTATTTTGGCTGTACTGATTTGGAAATAATTAACTTTGAAGCGATTGATGTTTACGATATATTCGACCAAAACAAAGATGGTATTTTAGTAACTTTTAGCGTGAGGAGTAATGTCAATTAGCGTACTATCTAAAGAATTTGAAAAACTAAAAAGCGATTTAATAGTCGCTTATGATGCTAAAGGAATGAGAGCGTCGGGCAAGTTTGCAGATAGTTTGGGAGTAATGATATTCAACGATGAGAGCAGTTATAAAGCGCAATTATGGGGAGAGGATTACGCTCAACAATTAGAAACTGGTAGGCAAGGCGGAACATATCCACCAATTGAAATGATTAAGAAGTGGATAACCGATAAAGGAGTTTTTACGCAAGCATTGCAAAATATAAAATTATCATCATTAGCTTTTTTAATTGCTAGAAAAATATATCGAAATGGTTGGAAAAGACAAGTGCATGGTGGAGTAGATTTGATTAGTCAAGTTATAACACCTGAACGTTTGCAAAATATAATTGATGAGGTTGGGGCAGTTGAAGCAATGCGTATTAGTTCCGAAATAGAATTTTTAATTAATGATTTAATGATAGTATAATGGCAATAGTATTCACGCAAGATTTATCAGAGCAAAACATATTGTATTCATTCAATAACAACGTTATAAAATATAGTGTTACTGGCTTTACTGCAGATGTTGCTTATTCTGAAATTCAAATCGGTACAAGTCCAGTTATTAGAATATATCCAAACCCTGACGGTTATTTTTATTTTAACTTCAAAGACTACATTAATAGCTTGATTTATTCTAAAAACTTTATTGATGATTTAGATATTGATATGGCAACAAATGAGTTCTACGATTGGACTTCACGAATATTATTAACCGATTCAATAAATATAAAAGCCGTAAACAAAAAAGATGATGACCAATCTATAACTATTAATCCAACTTTTTTAAGTGCTTACAATCAACTAACAGATTATAGAAAGTTGGTTAATTTTGATAAGGACAATTTTTATATATTATCACCGTTTTTTGATATTGCAGATAAAAAAACAACATTAAAGTTTTGGCGAGGTTATCCGTTTGATTTTTCTATTTACAAAGGATTGGTAAACGAAATTGATATTAACGGAAATGTTTATGAATTAGATAATTTAGTTATCAGATTTGCAATAACAGACGGAGCGACTAATGGTAGCTTAGTTAGTATTTTGAATATTGGACATAACGAATTGCAAATATTAGACAATTCAATACATAATTTAATTCATACACTAGAATTAGAGTTGATTGATTTTAAATGTGGAAACTATTTTAAATGGATTAATCGTTATGGTGGTTGGAATTATTATTTATTCACTGATTCAAACATAGACAGGTCAACAAAGGAATTAGGAGAAATAAACAATGACTTCGATAATTTAGAAAACACAACTTCTAAAACTTTACAAATGGGTAAAACCTCGTTTGATAAAATAACAGTTGATACAGAAACTTTAACTAAAGAAGAAAGTTTGATTATCGAAGATTTGATTGATTCCCCAAAAATATACTATTTTGTTGGAGAGCCTAATGCAGTAAATAATTTTGATGATTGGGTTGAGGTTTCTCTTGCCACATCAAATGCTAGATTAAAAACCGCAAAACAAGATTTAAGTAATTTGAAATTAACTTTTGAGTTGCCTCAAAGAGATACAAGAACTTTATGAGTTATTTAGTTTACATAAACAATTTATTGATTGAAACAACTGATTCAAAAGAGATTGTTTATAATAAGCAATGCAATGATATTTCAGAGTTGGCAGATAGGCAGGCTAATTTCACATACACATTTAAAGCACCATTAACAGCAAACAATAAAAGGGCGTTAGGATTTGTTGGAATGGTTGGCAATACTTCAAATATTCCATATCAAAAAAATAAAGTTGATGTAATTGATAGTGATACAGGATTACATTTAATCCGTAACGGGTGGGCGGTCGTAAAACAAACATCAAAAGACTATGAAATTAATACCTATGATGGCTCTATTGATTTGTTTAAAGCTATTGAAAATAAAAACTTTGGAGACGATGTTGATTTAAGCGAAATAAATCACGAAAAGAATTTAACAACGGTAATTGATAGTTTTACAAATGAAGATTACAGATATATAATCAATGACTATGGCGGTAAAACACATTTACCAAGCGATAAAATAAATATTGATTATTTAATTCCAAGCGTTAGAGTTAAGTATTTATGGGATAAAATCTTTTCAACTTTTGGTTTTAATTATATCGGAAATGTTTTCGATACTTTTGACTTTGACCAGCTTTGGTTAACCTATCCAAAGGGGTTAAGTCAAGATGTTCCGACTGAACTTTATGCGGAGTTTAATGATTGGGATTATATAAATCAAATATACAATATAATCAATATAATTTCAGGAACAGCATTAAATAACACATACATAATACCAGAAACGGCTACTTATAAAATTACTTTTGGAGGATATGGAACGGTTCCGATAATAGACTTTGAAGGCAACTTTATAGGCACTGATGCTGTTACGTTTCGTTTGTTAGTAAACGGAGTTGATTTTTATAGTGTTTCTAACTCAGATGCTACAATATCTTTAAATCTCACGCAGGGAGATATTGTCGAGGTTAATTATACTATAGTAGTTGGAATACTCGTAACTAGTCAGCACATGATGTTTGAAAAATACGACACTAACATTTCCTTTTCCGACGAATTAAAACAACTTTCGATAACTGACTTTTTCAAAGAAATTCTAAACAGATTTTCTTTGACTATTTTTATTGATGTAGATGGTAATTATGTTTTCAAAACCTTTGATGAACGGTTACAAAGCGATATAGTTGATTGGAGTAATAAGTTTTCAAAACGAGTTAACGAAAGTTATACACCTAAAACTTACGGGCAAGTAAACAACTTTTTACAGAATTACAACGATAAAGAAGGTAAATACAACAACGGTAGTTTTTCAATAAGCAATCAAAATTTAGCGGAATCGAAAGACTTAATTAAATCTAAGATTTATTCTGCTGAAAAGGATTTATCAACATTTATGATAAACATTTTAGATAGTGAAATAATTTATCCAACGTTATTGTATTCAAAAGAAGTTACAGAAAACAGTGGAATACAAGAGGTAAAATACAAAGAATTAAGCGGGCGTTTTTATTTTTTAAGAAATGAAATAATAAACAAAGAAGCGTCTTTGAAAAGTGAAGTTTTAGGATTACACGAAGATGTTACTTTCTTACCGATTGCAAGATTTATAACAACGGCTTTTAAAGACTTTGTTCCTAAATATTATAGTAATATCGATTTGTTATTGAATGAATTTTTAATGCATAAAATCGAAATGAATGTAAACACTATTGATTTTGTTAACTTAAATTTAGATAGTATTTATTATTTTGAACAAGAGCAGAATTATTATTTTCTAAATAAAATGCAATGGCAAAAAGGGAAATTAACAAGTGCTGATTTTTACAGAATTAGATATAGCGAGCAAGTTCCAGTGGTTGATGAATTAACTATAACAGTTGTGAATACTTCTACAAATAATTACGCAATTACAGTAACAAACGATTATTTATATACTGAATCAACCGTATTTATAGATGTATATATTAATTATGTTTCCGATATTTATACTACTATTTTAGGTTCTTACTCTTCATTAATTAGTTTTTCATCAACATCAACAGTTGAAGCTGTAAGATTAAGAAGTATTTTAGATGGTTCGGTAATATCAAACACATTTGTATTATGATAATAGAACAAATAAACAAATTACCGTTTATACATTTTGGATTTAATAAACAAGATGCAACAATTGAACTAGGTCAATCAATAACTATATGGCAAGATGTGTTATATAATAATAATTATCAATTAAGTTTAAACGGAACTTTAAAAACATCGTTAAATAAATTAGTTATCACCCCAAGTGCGACAGGAATAATAACCTATCAAGCTGAAATTACAGAAAAGATAAGTAAAAGAGGAATAAGTTTAGAAAGCAACACAATAACATTAACAGTAGTATAATGGCAAAGATAATTATTAGCGAACTCGATATAGATGTAAACGCATTGATAAAATCAACAGCAGAGGTTAAGGCTTCAATTGATGCAATTAAAAAGCAACAAGCAGAATTAACAAAGGCAGGACAAACATCATCAAACCAATTCATTCAAAACGCAAGTGATTTAAAAGTTTTAAATAGTGCTTACAATCAAAATATAAAAGCATTAGCGGATAATACACAAGCGACAGCGGATTTAGCTAATAGAGAGCAAATGTTATCGTTAGCCTTAAATACAGAAGTAAGCAGTATTACAGAGGCACGAGAGCAAAACAAGTTATTGAATAAATTACGTAATGATGCTGTTACTACTATGGGGGAACAGTCGCAAGAAGTAAAAGATTTAAACGCTAAACTAGACCAAAACAACGAATTTATAAAAGCGAATGCAGATGCTTATTTGCAACAAAAAATAAACATTGGTAACTATTCCGAAAGTATAAAAGATGCGGTTTCTAATATGAATCCTTTAAACGGTGGATTAACTGGTTTTATTCAAAGAAGTCAAGAAGCAGGAGGTGTTGGAAATTTATTTAAAAATAGTTTAGCAGGCGTTACGCAAGGGATAATGGGAGCAACTAAAGCAAGTTTAGCTTTTATTGCAACACCTATTGGAGCAATTATCGCAGCGATAGTAGTTGTTGTTATGTTGCTATACAATGCTTTTAAACAATTCCAGCCAGTAGTTGATAAAGTAGAACAAGTTTTTGCTGGATTAAGTGCTGTAATGTCCGCTGTTAAAAATACTATAATCGCGCTTGTTACAGGCACAAAGTCATTAGGGCAAGCATTTAGCGGTTTAAGTGGCGACATGAAAGACGCTTATGAAAGTGCGGTAAAATTGAAAAAAGCACAACAAGATTTGGAAGACGCAATGAAAGAACAAGAGTTGCAAAGCGCTAAAAACCGTGCGGAAATTAACCGATTAAACATACAAGCTAAAGACAGAACTAAAAGTGATGAGGAGCGAATTGCATTGTTAGAAAAATCTGCTAAACTAGAAGAAGAAGATTTTAACCAACGTAAAAAAAATAGCGACGAAGCGGTTAGGCAAGCATTTGAGCAGATTAGAATCGAAGGAAGTTTAACCGATGCTGAATTTGCAGAGTTAAAAAAACGTGGATTAGCTTATAAAGAATATTATGAAACAAAAGGAACTGGAAGCGATGAGTTGTTTGATAAACTGCAGGAAACTTTAATTAAAGAAACCGATATTCAAAATGAGTTTTATTCAAACCAAGAAAAGAATATAAACAAACAAAATAAGTTAATTGAAGACGCAGAGGCAAAAGCAGAAAAAGCAAGAGCAGACGCACAAAAAAGAGCCGAAGAAGCCGAAGCAAAAAGACAAGCAATTTTAGATAATGCGCTTGCAAAAAGTCAAGCTGAACTAGCTTTGTTTTTATCAACACAAGGCATAAAAGCAAAGTCTTTAGAAGATAATTTAAAACTAGTAGAACAAACTTACCAAAAGCAATTAGACATAAATAAAAAAGAGTTTGACGCTTCTAAAAAAACAGCAACTGACAAGCTAAAATTTGAAACTGCAAACAACGAGGCAAGAAACGCATTGCTTCAAGGTCAATCAGATTTAGTTGTTGGTAATGCTCAACGTGAATTAGATGCTTTTATTTTATCTAATAAATCTAAAATCGATGCTAATAAATTCTTAACAGATGAATTAGTTTCAGAGGAAAAAAACAGATATGAACTTTTAGCGCAAGAGAGAAAAGATTTTGAGTTAGTCAGATTAAACGAGGGGCAAATTAATCAACAAGCATACAATGATGCTATTAATGCTATTGATGCTGAAAATAAGTTAAAAAATGATGAACTAGATTTACAGCGCAAACAAGCAGAAAAGGAAAAGCAGGCTATTGATTTAGAAAATAAAAGATTAGCGGATAATGCCACATTTGAGGAGCAACTTGTATTAGAACTTGAAAGGCTTGAGGCAAAAAGAGTTCAGGAATTAGCAAACGCAGAAAAAACGGGAGCGGATATAAAACTAATAAATGATAAATATGATGCCGATAGGTTAAGAATTACCCAAGCGACAGAAGATGCTAAATTAAGTTTAACGGCTCAAACATTTGGAGCGATTAAAGGTTTATTGAAAGAAAACACTGCATTAGCTAAAGTTCTTGGGATTGCAGAAGCCACAATAAATACTTATTTAGGAGCGACTAAGGCACTAGCAACATTACCACCTCCTTTCGGGGCAATACAGGCTGGTATTACTATTGCGAGTGGATTAGCAAACGCCAACAAAATAGCAGGTGTTAAGTTTGAAAAAGGAGGTATTCAAGAAGTAGGAGGTAAAAGGCATTCACAAGGCGGTACTAAATTCTACGGAGAAGACGGCACAATGTTTGAGGCAGAAGCAGGCGAGGGTATTGGAGTTTTAAATCGTGGCGCATTTGCTTCTTTTATGGGTTTTAATAATAGACATAGTTCGGGAGGTATTTCAACACCTACATTTATGCAGGGAGGCGGAATTATAACACAAGGCATAAGCACAAGCCAAATTGATATTAACCAACTTGCAAACTTAACTATTGAAGCGGTGAGGAATTTACCGCCACCACAAGTAGCGGTTACTGACATACATCGAGAATCAAATAATTTAGCAGAAGTTGTTTCAGGCGCGAATTTTTAATTATATTTGTAACAACAAAAAGAAAAAAATATGAAAAAATCATTATCAATATCGATGTTTATTGCATTGATTATCTTTAGCGGGAGTTTATTTTATTTGTTAGTAAACGAATTTTATAAACATTTAAGTTACACTTTTGTATCTGGTATTACCGTAGCATCATTAGTAGTTGTTTTTATCACTAATTATTATGAGCATAAAATTAAGTAAACATGGAATGTAAAACAAAAGTAAATAAAATTTTAACAGAGTGGAATGATGAGTTTATGCAGTATGCGAAAGAATTAAAATCAACTACTATAGATGAAGAAAAAAGATTTACAATAGTTTTTGATGTTGATTTATTTGAAAGTAAAGATAAATTGAAAGAATATCATAATAAATATGTAGGTTATTCAAATATATCTTTTGTAAAAGAAAATAAAAACAGAATAGATTTATTTTTATGAATTTAAACAACATTCTTAACGGCTGGCAAAACTTTATTTTCAAATCGGAAGTTACAGAAGCAATGAAAAATGAAAGAGGTGCGCATTGTGTAGGTTGTGAATATAAACACTTTTCAAAAACATTACAAGCATTTGTAAAAGATGATTTAATTGAAGTTGAGGGTTTTGTTTGCGATAAATGCCATTGCCCTTTATCTGCAAAATTATTAAGTATTAACGAAAATTGTCCAATTGGATTATGGTAAACTACAACCGAATTAAAAATCTACCAGAACTAACACAATTAATTGCGAACGGAATAGTTAGATTGTCAATATCGGTAAAATTGCAAGTTTATGAAACCTATTTAGAAGAAATAAAAAGCAATGAAAAACCAGTAGCAATTCAATATACAGCCGATTATTATAATTTATCGGTTAGTCAGATTTACAAAGTAGTTTCTTTTATGGAATCGGAATAAAAAAGCGGAAGCCGAAAAGCTAAAGAGTAGGCAAAATAAATACACACAGACATATGTACGCATTAAAAACAATTTTCGACGAATGCAAAGAAAGAGTAAATTTTCTTGGAAATAATTATGATTTGTTCTATAGAACAGCTAATTTACAAGATGAGTTTTATTTTTATTTTAAAGAATTATTTCAAAAGGCAGAACAAAACGACACTGATAATGTAGTTGCTATTATTAGTAATGGAGATACTCTAATTCCTTTATACAGGCATTTCACTTACTACATTGTTACGTCTGACAACGGGCAAACTTTCAAAAAAATTTCTTGGTCAAACAATCCGAAGTAACCAATTTATTCAATTCTTTTTCAAACGCTCGATATTCGGGCGTTTTTTTATATTTAGGAGTTAACCAAACTTTAACCGCCCGATAAGTTTGAGCAGTTAAAGAATAGATTAACAAACAAAAAGAAATAATCAAAATTATCATAAATCAAAAGTAGTATTCAAAAAGTTTTACGATTATACACTTTTGTAGAAACTAACAAACGTTAGTTAGTTAATTTTGTGCTTATGATTGAACCTATTTACATAACGGGGCTTATTGGAACTATTTACGACGAGCAAGGAAACGTAAAAGAAAAGGGTGTAGAGTTACTTGATGTCATTAAACAAGTTAAAAACGCACCACTTGCTAAAGTTTTTAATGTTTATATTAATTCGGAGGGCGGAGTTGTTGAGACTGGTTTTGAAATATATAACTATTTTGAAGCATTAAAGAAAAACGGATTGATTATTAATACTATCGGGGTGGGTTTAGTTGCAAGTATAGCAACCGTCCCATTTATGGCAGGTATTTCAAGAACATTAAAACCAAATACTGATTTTCTTATTCATTCTCCAATGCTTATTATAAACGATATGTTAAACGTATCGGATTTAGAAAGAGCAAAATCAGATTTAGAGCCAATAGAGAAACAACTAATTGATTTTTATAAAAAAGGAACTGGTTTACTGGAAGAAGAAATTGTGCCTTTGGTTAGAAAGGAAACAGTTTTAAATCCGTCAGAAGCTTTTGATTTAAAATTTGCTACAGAATATGTGGCAGAACAAGTAAAAGCGGTAGCATACTTAAAAAAGGATAATTTAAACAATGATAATCAAATGAGTAACTTAACGATGTCCGCAGAGGACAAAAATTGGTTAGAAAAACTAATAGATGGAGCGGTAGCAAAGTTTGGAAGTTCTAAAGAACCAAAAAAGGGATTTAACGTTGTAGCACTTGTAAAAGGTACAATTGTTAATGTAGATGTAACTGATGCAAACGGAGCGATTATTACGTTTCCTGATGTAGCAGATGGAACTATGCCAGTTGTAGGCGATGTTGCTACAATTGATGGTAAACCAGCAGTAGGAGAGTATTTAATGCCCGATGGTAGTACATTCGTGTTTGAAGACGGTGCTTTAACTCAAATTGTTGACCCTACAGAGCAAGAGGTTGATGTTGACGCTTTGAACACTGAAATTGCAGATTTAAAGGCACAACTTGAAACTCAAAAAACGAACTTCACAAGCGAAGTAGTTAATTTGAAAAAACAAATTACTTCGAGATTTGAACAACCAAACCCACAAGGCAATCCGCCAGCTGGTAATGGTGGAGAACCAGATAAACGTAAACTTTTAAAAGACTAACAAGATATGAGTACTTTAATTAATGTAGCCTCATTAACACTTAATCCCGAAGAGGCAAGGGATATCGCAAAATTGATTATTGAAAAAGCATTTACACAAGGTGCTTTATCAGAATCACACGCTATTGAAACTGGCGTACTAATGAAAACACAAATACCATTTGCTGGTGCTATTGCCGATACTTTGAAAAAAGCATCGGGTTGTACTCCAAACGCTGGTACTGGTGTTGCATTAACACAGAAATATTGGGAGCCTGAAATATTCGATTCTCGTTGGGAGCATTGCGCTGGAGATTTAAACAAATTGTTTAAATTATTTCAACAAGCATCGAAAATCAATCCTGATTTTTATGATAAAATCGGTTCGCAAGAACTAGGTTTAATTGTTGCTTTGATTGACCAAATGATGTTAGGTGCTTTACCTACTAAAATTTGGTTCAGTGATAAAGCTGGAGAAATTCAAGACGATGGCGGTGCTTTTGCAGATACTATTGATATTGATTTATACAACGTTATCGATGGTCTTTGGAAACAGATATTTGCAGAAATAAACGCTGGAGATTCTAATTTTGTGGATATTACTCAAAATGAGAATGCAACTTATGCTTTACAAGTATTGCCAGCAGATTCAGCAGTTGATTATTTAGGAGCAATGTATGACCAAGCGGACAGCAGACTTTTAGAACAACCTGACGCTAAATTCTACGTTACACGTTCAATTGCTGATAATTACCGTAAAACTTTAAGAACAAAAACTCTTGGGGCTGGATTCTTAGAAGTAACTGAAAACGGAAGACCGCAACTTTATTTCGAGGGTATTCCAGTAATGGTTAGAAGTGATTGGGATAGAGATATTAAACGTTTGTTTGATAACGGAACTAAGGTTGACAAACCACACAGAGCGTTGTTAACTACTCCAAATAATATTCCAGTAGCAACTTTATCAACCGATGACTTTACTACGTTAGAATCGTTCTATGACCAATACAGAAAATCTAACATCATTGATGTTGCTTTCTCTTTGGATGCTAAATTTTTAGAATCATATATGGCAGTAGCGGCTTATTAGTCGCTACTTGTTTTAACCTTTAAAATATTATAAGATATGGCTTGTGAGGGATTATTAACCGCAGATATATTAAACGATTGTACCAATGCAATGGTTGGAGGAATTGAAGTTGACGTTTTATTTTTCAATAGAGCCGATATTAACAAAACCGCTTGTACTTTTCACGCAACAAAAGAAACTTTAATGACTCACTTTGAATTGAAGTCAGGGAAAGCTGGGTTCTTATTGCAAGGTGTGAAACAAGTTAACGCTTTAAAATCAGAATTAGTTAAAAAAGAATTTGGAAACGACAAATGGAAAAATACATTTGCTGGCATAATTCTAAATTTAACTACTGAAAATAAAGATAGACTTTTAGAAATGTCTCAAGGTGGAAATTTAGCTGTTATGGTTCAACTTAAATGGAAAGGCGCATCAAGTGCCGAAGCTTTTCAATTAGGTGGATTTGATAGTGGATTAGAGCTACAAACAGCTACTTGGGCATCAAATGAAAACGATGGTACATTTGCTTTTGAGTTAGCTTCTACAGAGGGATACGAAGAAACAAAACCAATTATAACTGTTTTAATGACTGATTATGAAACAACTCTTGCCTTATTCGGCAACAAGTTTATTGAAGCATAATTGGGAAGAGTATAGTATAGAGTACATTATCAGTGCAAAAGATGCTGATAATGTACCTTTATTAAAATTATTTCTACAAGATTACACGAAATTATTTTCAACACAAGTTAACGCTGGTTGCTTTAAATGCTTAAACCAATACTTAGTTAACTACAAACAAAAAATTTATAAAATGGAAAATCAAAATACTTGTCAATATAAATTAAAACCAAAATATCAAAATATACCTTTAGAGTTTGGTTCAAATGTTTTTATAAACAATAATAATATAACGGATGAATATGCTGAAAAGTTATTAGAACGTTACAAAGATGCTGAAAAGATTTTTGAAGTTTATCCACAAACTGAAACTACTGTAGAGGTAGTTGAAGAAAACGAAACTACAGAAGCTACAACTGAAAATGTAGAAATACCACAAAAGAAAACAAGAAAAAGACGTAACTAATGGGAATCAAAACCGCACTTATTGAAATAGCTAAAAAAGTCATTAAGTGGGATAAGAAACTCGAAATTTACACAAACGGAGAGGACAATTCATATCCTGAAAGAATGGAGCGTTTCAAAAACAACTCCGTAACTGCTTCAATGGCATCAATCTTGATGCGTCAATACTTAATTGGAAAAGGTTTTGGAACTGCTGACGATTTAAAAATAGGCGGCGCTAAATTAATTGATATTGCTGATGATATTGCTGGCGATATTACCGACAACAAAGGCGTATTTATACAGGTTAATTATGACCTTAATTTTGATATTTCAGACTTTCGAGTTTTACCATTTAATCAGTGTAGAGTAGGACAAAAAGATAGTTCAGAATATAACGGAAAAATACTCGTTTATAATGATTGGGCTGGCAAAGTTGATAAATCAAAGGTTAGAATAGTCGATGTATTTAATCCCGCAAAAGAAATAGTTTCTCATCAAGTTGAAAAAGCGGGCGGCATTGAAAAATATCAAGGTCAAATATTGTACTTTAATATGGATAGTCAATATTACTATCCGTTAAGTAGAATTGATAGCGTTTTTATGGAATGCGACAATGAATATCAAAGTTCCGTTTACAAAAATACATTATTGCGTAAAGGTTTTTTCGGTAAAACATTAGTAGTTACAAGACCATTAGTAGATGATTCATTTATTTTAGATGCACAGAATGGCGATGCAATAGCAGTTAATCGTTTGCGTGAGGCTGAAAGCGAAAGAGAAACTTTCAAAAAAACAATTACAGATTTTATTGGTGCTGAAAACGGTGGCGGTGCTTTGCATTTAGAAGTAGATTATAAAGGCGAAAATTTAGCTGATGCGATATTATTTAAGAATATCGAAAGCAACATTAATGATAAATTATTTGAATTTACAGAGAATAGCGCAGTTAGCAAGATATTAATGGCTTATAACAACTTACCTATTATTTTAGTAAAAGCAAACGAGGGTGTATTTGGAAATAGTGGCGAAAGTTTACGAGTAGCAAAGGAAACTTACTGGGAAAATACAACCAAAGAACGCACATTAGTTGAAAGAATTGTAAACGATTTAATGCGCAGAAAAAATGATTATAAATATATCGAATATTTATCTGTAATTCCTTTAATAACTCCTAAAGTAGAAGTAAATGCTAACAACTAAATTAATAACAAAAGCAGATATTAAGCAGTATAAACAAATTAGTGAAACTGCTTTTAGCGATGTATTTGATTCTATAATTTTGGAAACTCAAATACAAGATATTGCACCGTTGTTAGGCGAGGCGTTGTTTAACGATTTAATGATAAATACAGATGATTACGATGCGTTATTAGATGGTGGCGCATATACTTATAATAACTTAACCTATCAAAATTATGGATTAAAAGCGGTTATAGCGTACTATTTTTATGCACGTTATCAAATGTTTGGAAACATTACAGATACGCCTTTTAGTTTAGTTGAAAAATTAGATAATGAGGGTAAAAGTCAACAAGTATCACAAAGAACAAAAGACGCTTTATATCAAATGAATAGGGATAGTGCTTTTACATTATGGAAAAGTGTAGAAAATTATTTGATTAGAACAAACAACACATTGTTTAATTCATTAGATTTGTGCAAGAATAGAATAGAAAATAAATCAAGTTTTAAAATTAGTAAGATATGTTAATAGTAAAAAAAGTTGCAGAGGGTTTATTTGACTTTTGCGAAAGTTCAAACGGAACTGATTATGATGGTAAAATTTACGGAGGCAATTCTGTAAAATTATCATACACAAACGATACATTAACAGTTAGTGTTGATGGTGGGGAAAAAGAAAATTACCCATTATCGGGATTAAACTATGATGATGGTAACGAGATTGTTGGGTTTGCTACGATGAATGAGTTTGTTATTGCGTTAAAAGACGCTGGTTTTACTGGAAATTTTAATACGCCTCAAGCGGGGGGCGAAGCAGTATATTATATAGGAGGTCAAGATGATACAGGTTTTTTAGATGTGGTTGAGAAAAAAAATACTATTGGTGTTGATTTTACTTTTTCACGAACAGGAACAGGTCTTTTTGAGTTTCCGCAATTTGATAAGACAAAGCATTTAATTTCTTGGATGGCAATTACAGATGAAAGTACTGTTCAGAAAATAGCTTTTTATGACAATGATGATATTAAGAATTTTAAAACATATATAGATGGAGAGGGTAATGATTCCTTTTTCTTTTTAGGGGGTTGGATAAAAATTGAAGTTTACGAATAATTAAATAAAAAAAATGAAAAACAACACACAATTAATTTATCAAAATGGAACATCAGAGCCTTTAGCGCATGTTCAAAATGAAGATTTTAAAATAAACTGGCAATACGACAGTATTGGTAAGTATTTTGGTGTTTTTGATTACGAAATAATTGATAAAAGCAAAATATCTATTTTAGGGTTTAACTCTTGCTTAGGAGGAAGTGTTTTTAAATCAGGTAGCGACGAAATTAAAATAACACTTGATGTATCAGACGAGGTTAACGGGATAGTTTTGATTACTGAAAAAAATGGGATTAGAGAAGATAATTTACTTCAAGCGTTTTATTTTGGAAGTGCTATATCGATAACTGACTATTATCAAGAGGAATACACCGCACAAGAAAAGTCTGAAATATTCCACGCATTAAGTATTTTAAATCGTTCTAATAGTCCGAAAGTAAATGCGTTGGCAGAAAGAATAGGGTTTCCAATTCCACCTAAAAAATAATAATGAAAAATTACGGATTTTATATACTTGTTTACAATCTGTTAGGTGTTACTTTATGCCTAACAGATTGGGTGTATAAAGTTATTACATTGGATTTAGGAATATTAGGGAAATACACAAGCGAAATATATAATTTCATTGATTTATTTGATACACCTTTTTATTTTTTTGGTTTGTTCGCTTTTTTTTATACGCTACCAAAACAATCTAAAATGCAAAAGGTTTATTTTATAACATCGCTTATTTTTATAGTTGTAAAAGTATTAAATTTAGATTTCGGATATACTATGTTTTTTGTATATAATTATTTTATAATTATTGGAACTCCTTTAATTTCATTAGCCGTAATTAACTTAAACTACAATAGATTTAAAAAGTGAAATTGTTTATAGATACATTGCAAAGCAACGGTAAGTGGTCGCAAAAAAGAATAATGGTTTTTACATCTTTTTTTGTCGCGTCAATTTACGCATTTACGCCAGCTTTTATCGAAAAATTTGAAGTAAAAGAATTTGTATTTTTAGGATTTATGGGTGCTGGAGGATTTACATTATACAGATTACAAAAGAAAAACGAAAATATACCAGCAGATGACGATACAGAAAAAGACACCTGAGCAACGAATACTAGAGTTAGAATACCATAGAGAAACAACTGAAAGACATTTGAAAGAAGTTAGAGAAGTTGGAAAACAAACAGCAACCGATGTTTCAGATATAAAAAACGCTATAATTGGCAATCAAATGAATGGCGATTTTGGATTAGTACACCAAGTTAAAAGAATAGAAGATAAGCAATCTAACCAAGAGAATATTTTAATTGCTCACAAGGTTTATTTTAAGCAAATAGGTGTAGTAGTTGGTGGAATTGTTTTAGCGGTTATAGGATTAGCAGTAGCATTTTTAAAGAGTAAGATATGATATTTATTTCAGCAGGACATAACCCTAAAGGGATTAAAAAAGATAGTGGCGCAGTAGGCAACGGATACACGGAAGCTAATTTAGCGGTTGAATTTCGTAACCTAGTAATAGCGCAACTAAAAAACAAAAAAGCGTCTTACGTTTCAGATAATGATGATGAGCGATTATCGGAATATTTAGAACGTATAAAAACAGGTAGCGCTTCGGTAGTGTTAGAGTTTCATTTTGATGCTTCGGATAAACCAACAGCAACAGGGACAACGTCTTTAGTCGGAACTGATGCCGATAGGTTAGACAATGCTTTTGCTAAAGAATTAGTTAACGCCACTGCTTTTAGATTAGGTGTTAAAAATAGAGGTGTTATAAACGAATCGCAAAGCCATAGAGGTCGTTTAGGATTAATGCGTGAAAACGGAATAGTTTGTTTATTAGAATTATGTTTTATATCAAACATTCACGATTTAACCGCTTATCACGAAAACAAACTACAACTAGCAAAAGACATAGCGGACATTGTGATTAAATATGATGCTTTAATTTAAAACAAAACTTGCACAATTAAAAAAGTTATTTGTATATTTGGAGTTCCACAGAAATAATTTTATATCCTTAATCAAATTGACCTTATTAAAGTTGGTACTAACTAGGTAAAAGTAATTACTTAAGCTGATATAGTAAGTTTACTTCAATTCTATATCCTGAATATGAAATTCATTAAAAATAATAAGGTAAAACCACTTCTAACGAGGTGGTTTTTTTATTTAGTACAGAAGTAGGTTTTGTATTAACAAAAAAACTCCTTAAAATTAATTAAAGAGTTTTAATGGAAAAAAAATTTGTTTTTTTTTGACTTCCTATCCGTCGATTACAAAAGTAATAATTATTTTCCAACAAACAACACTTCAATGCTAATTTAGATTAATTCTAAATTTCTACTTCGTGTTGTAGGTGTTATTTTAATAGTTAATTTTGGTGTTATTAATTTAAACAAATAAGATTATGAAATTATCAGACTTAAACATTGGACAATCCTTTAAATTAGCAACAAGTGATAATACTTGTATATTTTTAGGCGCAGAATTAAAACAAAATCAAGTAAGAGTTACTTATAAATATCAATGTGTAAATAGCGGAAATCAAATTGAAACTTTTAATGATTACAAAATTAAACCCTAACCTATGACACCACAATTAAAACAAGAGTATGCTTAAACACAAAAACGGAATAGTATATGTGAATGACGAGCCAACAACTAATGTAGAGTTAATTGGTTACGCTTATTTAGATATGGTTGAGCAAACAAAACCAAGTAAAGACGAGTTGAAAAAACAACTATTAACCTACACTTATTTATTTGGTGTTTAGAAATTAGATTTAACTAACAATAAATTTATAGATATGTTACAAGGAAAAGCAAAAGAGGAGGTGTTAAATTATTACGCAACAAGTACGGAATGTTTTTTGTTATGCAATAAAGAGTTTGACGACTTGCCGTTAATTGTTCAACAGTCAATTTGTATAGTTTTTTTTGATAGTGTTGGATTTTATATTAATCCATTTGCAGTATGTTTAATTTATACTTCATTTGGATATATCATTAGATTTAAAGATATTAATATGTTAGAAATAGAATCTGACGAAAATGAATTTGAAACAAGAACCGAAGCCACAACCAAAGCAATCGAAAAAGCAGTAGAAATTTTTAACCAATTAAACAAATAATTATGAGCGAATTAATTAATAAAATAAATTCAGTAAAATTGTGTTTAATGGCACATCCTGATAATGAAGAACATTCAGAATTTGCAGATAGAATTTCAGATTTAGAGAAAATCAACTGCGAGTTATCGGAGTTGAAAGAGCAACGAGATGAAATGTTAACTGCGATACAAGAAATAGTTACTATGAGAAAAGCAAATATTCACTCTATAGAATTTCCTATTTGGAAATTGGAACAACTAGAACAACTAATCAAAAAAATAAAACAAAATGAATAGGTTAAGAAAAAAGTTTGAGAAGTGGCTAGATACAAATCCACGAAAAAAAATAACCGCTATACAATGCGAACAAATAACAGACGATTTTAGTATTAAGTTTGCGGAGTGGTTAAGGGGTAATTATTTTGATGTTTTTCCTCTTTGGAATGATGAAAAAACAAATAAAAAATACACAACAACCGAACTACAACAATATTTTAAAGAGAATGTATATGGGAGATAATAAAACAGAAAAAGGAAGGATAGAGATTATATTTCTATCAGACAATACAATATCGTTCAAAGTAACTAATTTAACTCCTTTAGAAGTTATTGGAGCTTTAACATTTTATAAAGATGAAAGATTAATCGAAGCGTTTAAAAAAGAAAAACAACCGAAAAAAAAATGAAAAATAAACTAATCCTACTATCAACTATTTTATTATTTAGTTGTGGCACTCGCAAGGTAGAGAACAAGAAAATCGATGTAACGGCTAAAGAGCAAACAACTGAAAAAGTAACCGAAAAAGAAACAACTGAAACAAAAGTTGATACCAATATTAAAGAGGTTACAGAAACAAAAGTTGATACTGAAAAGAATGTAGTTACAGAAACCAAAACTATCAAGCCAATTGACGCTACTAAAAAAAGTGTTTATAAAGGTTTGGAATTTGAAAACGCAGAAATTAACGAAACTAAAACAACCGATTTAAGCGTAGAAAAATTAATATCGGTATCAAAGTATGAGTTATTACAAAAAGCGTTTGAAAACAAAGCAAAAGAAGCTAGCAGGTTATTTAAAGAGAATAAAGAACTAAATGCAAAACTAAAAGACAAAACAACCGTAAGCGATAAGGGTAATTTTTGGAATTGGATTTTATTAATTATATTCGGTATTTGTATTATTTGGTTTGTTATTTGGAGTAGAAAAATTGTTAATGATAAAGAAAGATTTGAGTTATGAGAAAGTTAATAATAATAGGATATGACAAGAACAAGTAAACCAATTCATTAACCTTTTAAATGATTATAAAGATGGCAACCCACAACATTAAACTAGAAAACGTTGACTTCGAGGTAATCGGGGTTTACGACAAATCCGACCCAACAAATGGAACACCACACGGATTTTCGATAATGGATGTAAAAAATCAACAAGATATATCGATTTATTGGGCTTTAAATGATTGGTGTTTGGAGCAGTTAAAATTAGCGGTATTGGAGGATAATTATTAATTAAAAAAACATGAGTTATGAGTAAACCAGTAGGAATAGTAGATAAAGTTTATGTTTTTGGAAACGCTGAAACATCAGTAGGTTTTGGAAAAACAACAGATTTAAAAAATCCATTTGTATCAATTGCTAAATTACAAACTCCAGCCAATTACATAAAAGAGGACATTTTAAACAGCGATATTAAAGAAAGTGAAAAAATAATATTGTTGTTTAAGAACATTCAGGGATTAGAAGTGCTTGAAAAAATGGTAAAAGAAGCTAGAAAAGAATTTAAAAAACAAAGTAAACTTATAAAATCTACATGAAAAAATTAAACCAATGGTGGAATAGTTTATTTCAACCACAACAAGAAAAACACGACCACATCAAAGGATGTATAGAATTGATTTTTAACGGTCATTCTACATCGCAATCGATACTTATCTTTTCGGAAGTAGAATCGTTGTTTATACAAAAGCTACAAGAGAGAAAAAACAATAATAATAACTCGATTAAGGAATTAGAAAAAGACAATCAAACAATCGATAACTTTTTCGCTCCAAATCCATTTAAAGCAAAAAGCATTGTGTTGATGGATGAAAATTTTGATAAACCAATTAAAACAAATTAAATTATGAAAAATTACAAAAAAATAGACGAGTTTACAGCTATTGCGATGAAATGCAACAAAGAGCAGTTTGCGGAGGTTAATAACGGAGTGGTTAAAAATGAAATTAAAATAGGTGATTGGACAACTTCTGTAAACTCAAAAAAAACAGCGATTAAGGTAACTGATTTAAAAGATGATTTTATTATTGGCTACGGAATTAATTATAAAGGCGATTGGATTGATGAAAAAGAAGTATGGAAAATCACAAATGATTTACGAGTTTTAACCCCTCAAGAAGTACAAACAGCTTTAGAAAAAGAGGCGGTTAAAAGAGGGTTTGTAGATGGAGTTTCTTTTAAAGATTCGGAGATTTGGACAAAATATGGAAATATTACATTTGAATTTAAGGAAAAATATAACAGACTATATATGTGGAGTGATTTTTCTGAAACAAAACACGATGGGTATAAATCTAACAACCGAAGTAAGTCATTGATTTTTAAAAACGGCATTTGGGCAGAAATTGTTAAACCAGAAACCAACGACATCGAAGTAACCGAGCCGACAATAGTAACCGAAAAATGCGTTTCAATTCCATTTAGCACGGTTGACAGTTTAAGTAATAATTTCAATCTTGGGGAGTATGTTAGAAAAATTAGAAATGAATAATGGATATAAACGAATTTATAAGTAGCGAACAAAAATATTTTTCAACTACCGATGTAGCAAAAATGGTAAAACGCAGTAGAAAAATGTTGACTTTATACGGCAGAATGAACGGTATTAATTCGGTAAGATTACTAGGAGGTAAAAACTTAAGATACTACACAAAAGAGCAAGTTTATGTTTTATTTCCAAATCTAATCAAAACAACGGCAAAAGATTATGAAAAAATGGTATTTATCGAATTACCACCAAAAGAGCAAATATTTGAATCAAAAATGAATTATGACACCAATTGAAGAAACACCAACCTACCAAAGACTAGTCGATAAAGACAAGTTTATGAGTAAAATTCTACTCGGTAAAAAATCGATAGAAAGCATTAATCATATTGTTGAACTTATAAAAATGCACGGTTCGGAATACATAAACGACAAAAACTTTTCTGAAAGAGAAGTTAATATAGCAAGGGAGGTGCTTAATTTAGAATGAGTTTAACAATAACAAACGAGGATAATATGGCGTTGATGAAACGTTATCCTGACAATTACTTTGATTTAGCAATAGTTGACCCGCCGTATGGAATAAACATTTGTTATTCTCCTGATGGAAAAATTGTAACAGATAGAAAATCACAAGACGGATTATATACTTCATTAGCAAGAGAGAAATGGGACATTAAGCCTGATGAGGAATATTTTAATGAATTATTTAGAGTTTCTAAAAATCAAGTAATATGGGGAGCAAATTTTTTTACTGAATATTTACCCCCAAAACAGGCGTGGATTGTATGGGATAAAATGAACGGAGAAAGTAGCTTTTCTGATTGTGAAATCGCATTTACATCTTTTAAAACAGGTTTAAGGATTTTTAGAAAAACAATAGAGACTAAAAATAAAATTCATATTTGTCAAAAACCAATAAAATTATACAAATGGATTCTTGATAAATACGCAAAGCCAAACGATAAAATACTTGACACGCATTTAGGTAGTGGAAGTATAGCAATAGCGTGTCACGATTACGGATTTGATTTAACCGCTTGTGAACTTGATAAAGAATACTTCGACAAAGCAATGGAGCGGATTAACAACCACGTAGCACAACAGAAGTTATTTTAACTCATTCTAAATTACCCCTAACTATTGCATAACAAATTGTAATAGATTAAATTTGATAAACTTTAAAAAAATAAAAAATGGAAACACGAAAAATAAAAATCACACTAGCAACTGCCGAACGTTGGTTTAACGGAAACGATGCAGGATTAAAAGAATTAGCATTAACAACATTCCCTGAACTTGGTAAAAAATCATTGCCTAAAAGTTGGGAGGAGTTGGAGGAGATTATTAGGTTTGTAGTAAAAAATACAGATTCAGAAATTGATGATTGGGATGGATTAAGTGCAATCAATATGAATAAATCAGTTTTCGCAACACGTGAACAAGCAGAGGCATCAATTGCACTTGCTCAACTTTCACAATTAATGAAAGTTTATAATGATGGTTGGGTTGCAGATTGGAGTGATTTCGACCAAGATAAATTTTGTATTGAATTTATTAAAAATGAATTATCTACTCCTTGTTTAGGCACAAGAAGTAGTTTCCTCGCATTCAAAGACGCTAAAACACGTGATTTATTTTTAGAGAATTTCCGTGAACTTATTGAAACCGCAAAACCGCTATTATAATGAATATTTATTACAAAGTAATAGAAGTTTGGTGTAATTATCCTTTTCAACACGAAATTGATTATCGGTATTGCATTTTTTCTTATTCTAAAAGAAAGTTTAAACAAATCAATGGTTTAAGAATTGATAGCAATACATCGATAAAAGACAAAGAAGAGTATTTACAAAAAGAACTTAAATTAAAATCAGTAAAAGTGATAAAACTATGACCTACACCGAATTTACAAACCAATTAAGCGGTTACACCTTTTGGAAAAATAACCGACAGATATACAGATATCAGATGTATTGGTCTGGGCTAACGCCGAAACAATGTTTTGAGAAATTTGAAACGAGAATTATTATTAAACAACCAGTAAATTTATATTAAAATGAGTAAAGGATTATTTGAGTTGATGCGTCAACAAGAAATAGAAACACAAAATTTCTTACCTAATAAAAAAGAAATTCAATTTAGTAGCAAAAAGTTTATTACTAATTTATTAGAAGAAGGTAATATAAATAAATACGAATTACTTTCGCAGGCTAAACGAATGAGCGAGGCATTGGAAGTTATTAATGAAGAACTTTTAAAAGTATTACCACAAGAAAACTTTGAAGAGTTCGGATTAAAAGGAACGTTTAGAAATGGTGGAGAAACGATAAGCTACAAAGAGTGTGAAATTTGGAGCGACATTCAAAAAGAGTTAAAAGAACGTGAAGAACTTTTAAAACTTGCTTTAAAGTCAGATAAAGAGATTTACGATGAAGCTGGTGTATTAGTTCCTAAAGTTTCAACAACACCACGAAAAAGTAGTTTAAGTATTAGTTTTTAATTAAATTAATGCTTATATTTGAAAATCTTAATAATTAAATATCTTATCTTATGAAACAAATTGCAACTGCCTTACTTAAGGCACAATCCGAAATGAGCAACCCGAAAAAAGGTGCTACAAATCCATTTTTCAAGTCAAAATATGCTGACTTAAACGCTATTAGAGAGGCGGTAATTCCAACACTTAACGATAACGGAATTAGTGTATTACAACCAATAGTACACGTTGACGGAAAAAACTTTGTTAAAACAATTTTACTTCACGAAAGCGGGGAGTTAATGGAATCATTAACCGAAATTATCTACAATAAGGTAAATGATGCACAAGCGCAAGGTAGCGGAATTAGTTACGCAAGGCGTTACGCTTTACAATCGTTTGTTTGTGTTGGAGCAGATGACGATGACGGAAACAATGCGGTACAACCAAAACCAAAAGCAACTACTGAAATATTAAAAAAAGCTAAACAAGGCGGTTTTACAATAGAACAAGTCAAAGCAAAGTACGAAGTAACAACACAACAAGAAACAGAATTTATTAATCTTTAATTTATATTTACAATGGCAGTTAAAACATCATTTTACGGAAGTATAGACTTCTCAAAATTATTAGAACAAGCAAAAGCTGGAAATAAGGCTTTTACTAAAAACGAAAACGGAAAAATTTACTTAAACGTTAGAGTTTGGGTTAATGATGAATTAGATAAATTTGGTAATTGTGCTAGTTTTCAATCCAACTTCAAAGGCGCACAAAAAGAAGATAAATTTTACTTCGGTAACTTAAAAGAAAGCACACCAATAGAAGAAGAACTAAAAGCAGAAGATGTGCCAGATGCTTCGGACTTGCCTTTTTAGCCAACAAATGCTAAATCTATTAATAGAAACATTCGATTTATAAAATGAGTAAAATAGAAATAATCACATCGATAAGTAACGGTATATTCAAAAGAAACCGAAATTTAGTATTACAAGCCATTCAATCGTTTAATGATAAAGATGTGATTATTTCTTTTTCAAAACCAAAAAAATCACGTTCAAATAATCAAAATCGTTTTTATTGGGGCGTGGTTTTACCTTTGGTTCAAAGCGGTTTAGTAGATGCAACTGGAGAGTTAAGAAGTGTTGACAATATTCATTATAAAATACTTTTACCGTTATTTGCTCCAACAAATGAAATGATTAATAAAGATACTGGAGAAAGTTTAAATGAACGCTTAACGAGTTCTGAAATGACTACTACGCAATTTTGCGAGTATATTTTAGAAGTTCAAAAGTGGGGTGCTGAATTTTTAGGAATAGACATTCCAAGTCCAAATGAAGAAACTTTGTTAAATTTCGATTAATTTGTTTTTTATATTGAAATAATGTTTATATTTGTATCACCATCAGTTTGTTGTTTACTACTTCAAACATAAATTAACCCTTTGAAATATAAGGGTTAATTTTAATTAAAAATTTTAACATTGTAAAATGACAAAAGAAATAAGAAAAGATTTGTACACTCAAAGCGAGTATGCAAAAAAGATAGGTGTTACAAGAGCAAGAGTAAATCAAATGATTAAAGAAAACACTCTTAAAATTGTTGTGGTTAATGGTGCAACTTTGATAAAGTTAAACTAAAAAAATTTAATTTTGAAAAAAGCGAAATAAACGAACATATTGAACAATTTTTTTAGTAATTTGTTTTTTATATTGAAATAATGTTTATATTTGTATCGTAGTTGGCTTCTCACATTATACCAACATCAGTATTACACATTGTCCAACAATGAAACCGAAGTGAGAAGCGGTTGATTTGTTGGACTTTTGATTTTATACTATATGGATTACTTTAAATTAACTCGTGCTTTTTGGGATTTTGCTTTTGAAAATCCAGAAAAAATTAAACCAAATCATTGTGCTTTATATCTTTTTATAGTAGAGCATTGCAATCGTTTAGGATGGAAACATAAATTTGGACTTCCTACTACTATGGCTAAAGATGCTATAGGTATAAGAAGCTATAATACATATATAGCAACCCTTAATGATTTAGTTGATTTTGGATTAATAGAATTAATTGAAAAATCAAAAAATCAATACTCAAGCAATATAGTTGCTATATCAAATTTTAATAAAGCACTAGACAAAGCACTAGACAAAGCACTAATAAAGCACGGTATAAAGCAAAGCGAAAGCACTATACAAAGCATTGATAGTATAAATAAACATGATACAATTATACCAATAAACCAAATAACAAATAAAAATGATTTTTTTTATACCGATTTATTAAATTCAGAAAGCTGGTTAGAAACTTGCGCAATGCAAAACACACCTAAATTTAATTTAGTTCAGGTAAAACAAAAGTTACTTGAATTTAAAAATGATTTAGATTTAAAATTTGACATTAAGCCAAATAAAAATGATTTTACAAGTCATTTTGTAAATTGGTTAAACCAACAAAAAAACACTAAAGCTAAACCATTTTTTGACAGTCCAGCATAATGAGTAATATACAAAATTGGGATTTAATCCAAACGAACAAGACAAGCGGAACGGCAAAAATAAAATGTCCTATTTGCACCGATACTCGTAAAAACAAATCAGATAAATCTTTGATGGTTTGGTTTAATAATGGTACTGCAAAGTGCTTCAATGATGGGTGTAACGCTTTGTTTTTTCGTGATAGTATTCAAAAATCAATAATACAATCGAATTATACTTTACCAAGTCAGGAGTGGAGAAACTATACAGATTTATCAGACGCACTCGTTAAACATTGTGAAAACGAAAGAAAAATTAATCAATATACTTTAAATCATTTTAACGTTAGTGAAGAAAAATTTTACCAGCCAGCCTTAAACAAAGAAGTAAATAACATAGTGTTTAATTACTTTGAAAGCGATGTGTTAGTTAATAAAAAATATCGTTCAGGAAATAAAAAGTTTACACAATCAAAAAATGGTAAACCAATTTTCTATAACATTAATTCAATTATCGGAGAAGAAGAAGTTTATATAGTAGAGGGCGAGTTTGATGTTTTAGCACTTTATGAAATTGGAATTAAAAATGCAATATCAATTCCAAACGGGGCAAATGATAATGACAATTATTGGATTAATTCTGAAAAGTATCTAAAAGAAGTTAAGAAGTTTTACATTGCAACTGATAACGACGAAAGTGGCAATAATGTAGCTGAAAAAATCGCACAAAGATTAGGGCGTTACAGATGTGAAAGAGTTTTATTTAACGGTAAAGATGCAAACGATGATTTAAAAGATGGAACTTTAAAAGAAAGTATTTATAATAGAAAAAAATATCCAGTATCAGGAGTTTTTACAACAGAAGACTTATTGGATAAAATGATTAGTCTTTATGACGATGGTTTACCTAATTGCATTGAAATTAAAAACAGAGCAATGTCATGTTTAAATGACAAGTTTAAATTGATGTACGGTCATTTATGTATTGGCACAGGAATACCATCGCATGGAAAATCAAATTTTACTGAATGGTTAGTTATAAATTATCTTTTAGAAAACGACGTTAAAGCTAGTTTTTTTAGTCCAGAACATCAACCAATGGAATTACACATGAGTACGTTTGTGCAAAAAACTATTGGTAAAAATTATTTCTTTGAAATGAATAATACGCCAAAATGTTCAAAGTTGGATATAATGCAATTTCACGAATGGGCAAATCAAAAACTATACTTAACAAGTCCTGAAAACGGAGAGTTTGCAACTTGGGATTGGATATTTGAAAAATTTAGAGAACAAATTTATTCTTTTGGTATAAATATTTTTGTAGTTGATGCATGGAATAAAGTAGAGAATACTGGAAATAAAACAGAAAGAGAAAATATAGGCTTGACTTTATCAAGATTAACGCAATTCGCACAGCAAAACAATGTTTTAATAATTGTTATAGCGCACCCTACAAAAATGAAAAAAGAGAACGGTGTTTATGAAAAGCCAAGTTTATATGATGTTTCAGGTAGCGCAGATTTTAGAAACCAAACGCATGATGGATTTTGTATTTATAGATATTTTGGCGACGAACCATTTACTACTTTTACTAATTTAAAAACTAAATATTCTTTTCAGGGAGAAATAGGGGCAACTTTAGAATTTGATTATCATAAACCCTCAGGAAGGTATTATGAAAAAGGAACAGAACCGCAATGCGAAAATCTAATTGATAAAATTAAAAATGAAATTAGACAAGAAAAAATTAGCTTAGAAGAAGCAGCAGCACCTTTTGAATTGATAAGTTTAGAGCAGGTTAAAGGTGTTTTTGACGATATGCCTTATGATGATAATTCAGATGTTCCGTTTTAAAATGAATTACAATCTATTACAAAATCGACATGATAAAATAACAAACCAATTTATTTATGGTAAAATAAATTTACATGATTATTTGAATTATGAAATCCATTACAATAAAATAAAACATTTATACATCATTAACTTAAACTAAAATAAAATGAAAAAACAATTAGAATTATTTGAAGGTTATCCGTTTCCTACTTGCAATATTCAAGAAGTTTTATTAACTTTGATACTACAAGGATATGTTTCATTATTTGATTTTCCAGCAATGGCAGGTTTTAGAACAAGAGTAAGCAATTTAGTTTTACAGCACAATTTAAAACTAGAAACAACAAAAGACCAGCGATGTAATAAGTTCGGAAATACATACACTTATCACATACATAAGTTACCGCAAGAGAAAAAACAATTCGCAATAGATTTGTATTATAAATTACAGAAAAATTAACGTTTTGCTTCTTTACACAGTGGCTTGAGATAAACAATTAACATTACAAACACAAAACCAACATTACTGCCGACAGCGTTTTTTCGGAGAAAAAACCAAGCCCAAGCCATTGTGTAAAAAAGCTGTTAGTGGTTCGTTCTTTAAAAATTAAATTATGAATTTACAACTATCACTAAAAACTAAATGGTTTGAAATGACCAAAGCAGGAATTAAAACCGAAGATTATCGAGAAATTACTCCTTATTGGTATAAGAGATTGATTAATCCATCAAACAATTATACCAATAAAATGATGCTTAATGATTATGAATATAGCGTAATTCACAAACAAAGATTACCGAATTGTTTTGCCGAACAATTGCTACATAACTTTAAACACATTGTGTATAGAGAACAAGAGTTTAAAAAATTCTCAATTAATACAATGACTCTAGGTTATCCAAAATCAGGAGATGACGAAAGAATTTTAAAAATAGAACACGTAGGAATTGAAATAAGAACTGGAAATCCTGATTGGGGTGCAGAACCTAATAAATTATATTTTGTCATTAAGCACGGTCGTATTTTAGAATGACCACTAACGGTTCAGTGATATGTGCGGATTTTCGGAGTAGGAATCGCCAATATTTCAGCCATAAAAAATAATACCAAGTACAAAACAATAAAAAAATAATCACAAATGCCGAAAATCGCTCATATCACTTGTTATGAGTAGGCTAAATATTTACAAATATGGGAATTTTAAAAGAAAAACATTTTAGCATTGAATTTTTTAATGAAGATGGTTTTGATATTATATCAGAACTGACAGGATTAGAAATGGATGAATTAATTTTTGAGCAACAAATAGGAAATCATTTGATAGGACAAACAGAAGAAGGTAGATACTACCTTTTTTGTGAGCCTGATAATTTGGAGGATGAAATAACGTTCAATTCTTTTTTGCGTTTAGTTGCTCAATAGCTTACTCATAACGTTCCCTCGCTTGTAGCTGGTGGCGTATGCGGTTAGTTGATTCCGCCACTAGCTACAAACGTGTGTTAACCGCTGTTTATTTTACTAAATTGTAATTATTTTAAAAATATTTACAAAAAAGTTTGTGTATGTAAAAATAAGTCGTATCTTTACATCATAATAATAAACAAATAGAAATTATGAATCAATTTACACAAATATTAGAAAAAGCAGCAAGTCAATTAAACTTACCATTTTCAGTTTGCCAATCTGACAAAAGCGAAGCAGCTTATTTATTAATTGCAAATGATAGTCGTTCAAATTTAAAAGATATGTTTAGCTGTGTAAGTGTTCGATTAGCTTCGCATGATGCAATGACTGCTAATTCTGCTGCGTATGAAATCCAATTAGATTATGGTTTTGAATTTGATTATTCTTCAAAATCATTTTCAACTACTTGGGGAATTGATGAAGATGGAGATTTTTCTGAATCAGCTTTAGAAGAAGAAATGACTTTTGAAAACGATGAAGAGATGATAGTTTATATGGCAAATTGTTTATTTGTTAAACTACAAGATAAAATATAATGCAACGTAAAAATGTAATAGTGGTAATTTCCGAAGAAGTTGAAGTATTCGGAAATTTCAAAAAAACGTGTGAAGCTAAAGGATTTCCGTATCATAGTTTAAAAATGAAAACATTCCCGATAACTTACGAAAAGGTCGTTATACACCGAGTTCCGTTTAAATAGCGGTTAACGTTCGAGTGCTTGGCGAAGAAGCGGAAAAATAAGCCTGAAACTTCGATTAAGCCTAAATTATAAAGACACAAAACAAACTTGAATTAATAACCGAACCCGCTTTTTTGCCAAACACTTGTTATGTGAGGTTGTGGGCTTTTAAAACAAAACGTGATGACAATAAAAGAATTAGAAAAATTATTAGAAGATAATGACATTTTAGTAAAGATACAATATAATAAAAGAACTATTTATGAATTAAGAAATTCAAACGATGTTAAAAAGGTTAGTATTACTTCAAGACAATTTGATAACTTAAAAGAAAGATTAAATTTTAATCATTTAAAATCAGAAGGATTAGGGGTACGAAAACATTATTATAAACGATAATGTAGCAATCTCACATAACGTTACCGTGCTTGGTGCAGTGCGGGCAAAAAATGCACCAATTTTCGATTAATAACTAATAACAACAAAAATGCAAGATATTAAAATTAATGACAAATCCCCGCATTGCTCCAAACACGTGTTACCAGCAGTGCCTTCTTCGGAAGTGTATTTAGAAGATTGTGTAAAGGCATTAAAACGCTATGCAGATAACTATTTTGATTTGGCAATAGTTGACCCGCCTTATGGACTTGGGAATAGATTAAGCGATGGCGGAGGGAAGCTAAAAAATACCCCAATGGCTACTTTATACAGAGAAAAGGATTGGGATATTTTGCCTACTGCTGAATATTGGAAGGAACTATTTAGAGTATCTAAAAATCAGGTAGTGTTTGGGGCAAATTATTTTCTTGAGTTTTTACCAAATACAAGAGGTTTTGTTTGCTGGGATAAAAAACAGGATATGCCAACGCTTTCAGCTTGTGAATTAGTTTGGACTTCGCTTGATAAACCTGCTAAAATAATGAAGAAATCAAGTATGGATTTAGACAGGTTTCATCCAACGCAAAAACCAATTTACGTTTATGAATGGATGTTTAAATATTGTAAAACTCAAGAAAATGATTTGATTTTAGACACCCATTTAGGAAGTGGAAGCAGTAGGATTGCAGCGTATAAAGGCGGGTTCAACTTTGTAGGATTTGAAATAGACCAAGAATATTATGAGAAACAAGAAAAGCGTTTTAATGACTTTAAATCACAACTGCTGTTGTTTTAGCAGTGTCGGTGGCATTGCTGGTAACGGTTGGGTGTATATGTAGTGTGAGATTTGAAACACTAAACTTTCACTTAACCACTAATGTTAATTAGAAGTAGAAACTTGAATTAACCACTGAACCTCACATTACATATACACCTTGT